CGCCAGCGAGCGCCTGAGCGCAGAGCGTACGGCCAACCAGCAACGCCGCGCGCGCATGAGCGAGGCCGACCTCAACCTGCAAGCCCTGACCCGGGCACAGGCGGGCCTATGAGCACGATCCTGACGGTGCGCGACCTGCATAAAAGCTTTGGCACCCATGAAGTGGTCAAGGGCGTCGACATGGACGTGCGCCAAGGCGAGGTGGTGGTCATCATCGGCCCCAGCGGCTCGGGCAAGTCCACCTTCATCCGCTGTCTGAACAGCCTGGAACCGCCCTCCAAGGGCACCGTGGTGGTGGGCGATGGCGATCAGACCCAGGCGGGAAACCGTAAAGCCCTGGCCCGGCTGCGCGAGGACGTGGGCATGGTGTTTCAGGACTACACGTTGTTTCCGCACATGACGGTGCTGGCCAACATGATGCTTGCCCCAGTCAAGCTCAAGCGCGCAACCAAGGCGCAAGCCCAGGCCCATGCCCTGGCCTTGCTCGAGCGCGTCGGCCTGCAGCACAAGGCCGGGCATTACCCGGCCGAGCTGTCAGGCGGCCAGCAGCAGCGGGTGGCGATCGTTCGCGCCTTGGCGATGAAACCCAAGCTGATGCTGTTCGACGAGCCCACCTCTGCGCTCGACCCGGAAACCGTCGGCGACGTGCTCAACGTCATGAAGGGCCTGGCGGCCGAGGGCATGACCATGATCGTCGTCACCCACGAAATGGGGTTCGCCCGCGAAGTGGCCGACCGCGTGGTGTTCTTCGATGCCGGCAAGGTCATCGAGACCGGGCCGCCGTCGCAGCTCTTCAGCGCCCCTGAACAGGCCCGCACCCGGCAGTTTCTGCAAAGCGTCCTGCGCTGAACGAACATCCTCTTCCCAATGCCGGTGCGCCCGCTTGCACCGGCCAAGCGTGGCTGCGCGCCAGCCAGGAGTATTCCAGATGAACCAAGCGACCCAATCGCTGGACTCACCGGGCCTGCGCCCCATGATCCAGATGGAGAACGTCAGCAAGTGGTACGGCAGCTTCCAGGTGCTCAAGAACATCAACCTCAGCGTGCAGCCAGGTGAGCGCATCGTGCTGTGCGGCCCATCCGGCTCAGGCAAGTCGACCACCATTCGCTGCCTGAACCGCCTTGAAGAACACCAGCAGGGCCGCATTGTCGTCGAGGGTGTCGAACTGACCGACGACGCCCGGCAGGTCGAAACCATCCGCCGCGAAGTCGGCATGGTGTTCCAGCACTTCAACCTGTTCCCCCACCTGACCATCCTGCAGAACTGCACCCTCGCGCCCATCTGGGCCCGCAAGCTGCCGCGCCACGAGGCGCAAGCCCTGGCGATGCATTACCTGGAGCGGGTGCGTATTCCCGAACAGGCGCACAAGTACCCTGGCCAATTGTCCGGCGGCCAGCAGCAGCGCGTGGCGATTGCCCGGGCGTTGTGCATGAAACCCAAGATCATGCTGTTTGACGAACCCACCTCGGCACTGGACCCGGAAATGGTCAAGGAGGTGCTCGACACCATGGTCAGCCTGGCCGAGGACGGCATGACCATGGTGTGCGTGACCCATGAAATGGGCTTCGCCCGGACCGTGGCGCACCGGGTGGTGTTCATGGACCAGGGCGAGGTGGTCGAGCAGGCTGCGCCAGCGGTGTTCTTCGAGCGACCTGACAGTGAGCGGGGGCGGTTGTTCTTGAGTCAGGTGTTGCATTGAGCAGGGGGGTGCCCCTTGGGCGCCAACTGAACCACTAACAGGCACCTGAGCGACAACCTGCTCTTGCTTTCGACGGTAGGACCGAGCCGCGCATCCACCGCGAGCATGCCCCGCGCGTGTTGTAGGCCGGGGCAGCTTAACTCGCTGCATCGACGCGCTTGAACACCGCCTCTACTCCAGGTTCCAGTTGATTGACCGCGCCGAGATACTCGATCAACTCTGCCGCCCGGCTACCACGCAGCCCGGCCGTGGTCATTTCTCCATCGACCACATAGCTGTACACACCACTTACCGCAAACGCCTTCAAACTTCCGATGTGCCGCGCCTGATCCGCCAGCGTCTTCTTGTACGCCTGCCCCTCGAAAAACCGGCGCCGTGCCACAGGGTTTCCGAAGGCGACTTCCATGATCACCAGTTCGGCGCGCGCCGGCGTGGCCGTGTGTGCCACGTCTGGCGCCGGTGGATGGCTCCCATCGTTCTGGAAAGGGGCGCACAGGTGCAGTTGCACTTTCAAGACCGATGCATCCTGCGCCAGGGTCGGCGCGAGTTTGTCGCGCACATACGCTTGCAGATCTTCTAGGCTTTGGCGTGGGCTCATGTGCACATGGATCCGATCGGCATGATCGAGCCCATTGAGGCGCTCGTCCGCTAGCCGGTTCACCACCCTCATTGATCCGTGCGGCAGGTCGTACGCCAGCGTTTCCTCGAACATGTTCTGCTCGTCCGAAAACAATAGAGGGCTGGCTTGCTTGAAGCGCTCCTGCTGGTCGGCGGACTTGAAGCCGATCTCTACACCGCCATCGAGTTCGTAGTCTGCGATCTCTCCCACGCCCTCGGCCAATGGCCAAAGGTGCGCGTCCTGATTGCGCGAGAAGTGGTGCTGGATGTACAAGCCCAACCCTGGCAACCGGGAGCACAACGGCCCGTGCACGTCGCGCCAGTAGTGGGCGAAGATGGCGTGTGGGACGCGCTCGCGTCTTTTGACCGTGGTGTAACTGTTGATGGTGATCGTCATGGTCTGACCTTGTTGAGCATGTGGGGTGTTTAGAGTCAGAGCTGGCTGTGGGGGACGGCGTTCAGTCGAGGTCATCGCGGCGTGGCTAGAGGGAGTTGGGCGTAACAGATCGAGAGGCTTACTGGCCGAGAGGTGCAGTCAACGGGGACTTCTTGATCAGCAGACCTGATAGAATTCCTGCTTTTGCGCTTGATCGTGGACTGAGCACAAGACACGGCTAATAGGCCTCCTCTCTGAGGACGATGGCGGTGACCGGTCAGCAAAAAGCGCTCTACATCAGTAGTAACCGAGAGATTTCCGAATGCCCCCCGAAACGCCAGAAAACGCGGCCAGCCCCATGGATACGGTAGTGAGACGGTTTTCTGTTGCCCCCATGATGGATTGGGGGTGGTTTTCCCACAGCCCACCAAATACAAGGCCTCTAACAAAGCCACGCATACCTAATACCAATTTTATACCAATCATCACACACCCCTAAAGTAAGAGACCTGAAATATCTGGGCAATTCGGTCTCCATAACCTCTTGACATCGCCCTCGCACTAAGCATGATACCTGTTTTGCTTGGGCAAAGCTGTGAGCTTTGCCAGTACGACATGGAGTGGAAGATGCAGATCAAAACCGTAAGGCTCTTACCTGACCAATTATTATTAGACCCCAACAATTATCGCTTCCACGACCTGTCAGGATATAAAAGAGTCAACAAAACTCGTTATGCTGAGCCGGGAGTACAAGACCGAGCGCTCGCCTTCTTAAAAGAAACAGCAACATTCGACTTAAGCGCCCTAAGAGACTCTATCCGCTCGAACGGCTTTGTTCCGTTCGAACAGATTGTTGTTGAACGCTACCCTACAGAAGATGATCGAGAACTATACGTTGTTATTGAGGGAAACCGTCGGACAGCAGCGCTTAAGACATTGCTAGCCGATAACATTGGCGGCGCACTTGATCTATCAAAGAAAACTCTGGACACAATCACAGAATTTGACGTCCTAGAACTAATCGGCACAGATTCAGAACGAGCAAATTATCAAAAAACATTAATGGCAATTCGCCATGTTGCAGGCATCCGCGAGTGGGGCCCCTATCAGCAAGCTCGTCTTGTCGTGGAGATGTACGACAACGAGGAGGGAGCGTTCGGGCCTGTAGCACAACGCATTGGCATCAGCTCACGAGAGGTCGCTAGACGCTATAGGGCATCCAAAGCGCTCGAACAAATGGAGCAGGATGACGAATTTGGCGAACATGCAGACCCTAGATTGTATTCATTCTTTCATGAAGCAATTTCGCAACCTAAAGTTCGTGAATGGCTGAAATTTTCGGATGACTCATACACTGCTGAAGACGAAGATACTAGGCGAGTTTTTTATGAACTGCTAAGCCCGCGTGACCTAGACGGGACTAAGATCCCGCCCAAACTCCAGAACGCAAACCGACAAGTCCGCCAACTTAAAGAAATTGTCGACAAGCCTGTTCCTCTACGGATCCTAGCTGACCCCGAGAAGACCTTTGAGGACGCGGTCAAGGCCGCAGAGGCTGAAACACCCCAAAGTGTCGAGGGAGTCTTGGAGAATGCTCTGGGAACGGCATTACAAGCTTTGCGGCAACCTAGCATCGAAGCATGGCTATCACCGGATGACCGTGCTAAACAACTGTGGGAAGAGCTAGTAGGAATTGTTGACAAAGTTAGAAAGTTCATGGACGAAAAATGACACCTAAAATTCTCGTTCAGCAACTTGAATTGACGATCGGCTCTCATGGCGGGCCGAAAGTCCTAGTGGAGGAAATAGAAAACATCCTCCACGAGAAATTTAGTGTTTCGAGGATTGCGGCGACGGAGCGGGCGAGTTGTCTGCTCCAAAGCGTAAGAACCCGAATTCACAAAAAGCATGGAGAAGCGGAAGATACAGGTACGCTCGCAACGCTCATGATCATTGGTTCTACTGATGAAATAGTCTGCGGCACCTGTCATATCCTCGCTCTTGACGATGAGCCAACTGCTCGGGCGAAAAACAACCGAGCGCTAACGGTTGACATTCACAATCATCTCAAGCAATTGACTTTCGGCGAATTCGAAAAGTTTGGAAAACAGATTCTTTTTGAGCTTGGCGCTGGAACTGCACAGGTTACATCTCATAGCAACGATCAAGGAATCGACTTTTTCGGAAAATTCAACTTTGGAGAATTCCATGGCCTTCCAAAACCATTTTACAAACTAGCACACGACGTAAATCTCTTGTTTACTGGGCAAGCGAAACACTACCCCAACTCCTCACTAAGCCCAAACATAGTTAGAGAACTAATCGGAGCGGTTTCATTAGCCAGAACCAAAACCCATTCCAAAGACGGCGTGGACATTTTTAAAGATTTAGACATGAGGCCTTTTTCCCCAGTCGTAGCTCTCCTATTCACCACTGGAAATCTCAGCAGTGGTGCACGTCATCTCGCAGCCGCTGCCGGGATGATAGCGAAAGACGGCCAACAGTTAGCAACATTTCTGGCAGATCAGGGCGTTGGAGTCCTGCAAGACGGAAACCAAGTTCTTTTTGATGAACAGGCGTTTGGTGACTGGCTCAATCGATAACCTACACCCCCAATTGTGCTGCAGTATTGATAGGAGAAAACGCCAAAGCCCCACAATATCAGGGCTTGGGTGCTTATTTCGTTCTGGTATCGACGTGCGCATGGGCACAGATGGCAATGAATTGCGCATGGTTTGCCCGACTTTTGCCTCACACATTGCCCCGGGTTCATCCCACCAGCGCCGAGCTGTCCTTGCAGCAATCTCGCTAGGCCAGGGATAGGGATTTGAACCCGCCCGCATTTCACGGGAGGCCGCTCAGGCCCCGAAAATCCTGCTAAGCAGGAAGCCTTCGGAGGCCCAATGCGGCCAAATCCGGCCCCAATTCTGCCCTATTTTTGCCCTAAACCCTGCGGCCATAGGTGAAAAATTCGGACTCAATAAAACTTAAATTGCCACATTGAGACAACTCACAACTCCAGCTTGATGTCGTGAAGCCACTTCTACCCTAAATGACCTTAAAAAAAGCCACCAAAATCAGGGAGACAGAACGAAATTATCCCCGATCACAATCAGCTTCTGATCCAAATTTTTAACCGCCGCTACTTGATGGAAAAGATCAATATATCGATGTACCTCATGACAGGTATTATAGAGAGCCGTATCTGCCTTAACGACTTTTCCACCTAAAAGCTCGCACGCCTCATCCATATCAATAACAAAATTATGATCTTTGTAATGATTCGTGAAATGCCCTGCCAAGGCACTGACACGCTTGTGATCATCATCAGTGCTCGTAACTTTTGATTTCAACAATCTCAATGCATATTGGGTGGCAGACTCAGTGATTCGCTCATAGTGCCCCAAAGCACGCACATCTAGGCTACTCCTGGTTAAGTACTGCGACAACATTTCGGCAGCCTCGGGGTATAGGCTTGCCAGCTTGGTGATCCGCTCAAGCGCTCCAGAAAATGCCAATGCTGGAAAACCATTAATTTGAGGATCAATAGGACCGAGCTCACTCATTGCCCCCATGTGCAACTCATCTGCGCCCAGCGACAGCAATGTTGCTGCTGATTTGGCATCAGCAGGAATACCCACTACAAACTTGCTAAGTTTGAAGCGGTTGCACATCTTACTTATCAAATAGGCAGGCTCAACTTCACCACCAGGGCTTCTCAGAATCAGGAAGATGTCTTTTTTGGTAGCTATCGAAGACAATTTTTGATAAATAATGTTTGCATGGTAGCGAGTAATCTGATCATGATCATATAAAAATACAACCTCATAACCCTCAACCTCAGGATTCTCACTAAGAATCGCTAAAATATCTTTTTTTAAAGCATCCTCAAGACCTTTTTCCTGATGCTTATCAATCAATTCAGCAATATACTTAGCATCACGAGGGACTTTCTTACTGCGCACCTCTCCTACAGCTTCCTCGTCAAGCTTGCTGGACTCAGCAATCGCTGCACGTTTTTTTGCCTTGGCAGCATCTTCAGCTAACTTTTCAGCCAAGACTGCTATTTGATTCACACTGTTTGGCTCTCGCGAATTTAACTGTGTCAACGCACGCGTTAGTTCGTCAAAGGCATGCTTGAAATCGCTTTCGCTTGTCCTCGACTTCTTTTTAAACAGTCCCCCAGACCTTGGATACGAGACGTCCGGGGGCCAGACCACCTGGTGAGCCGCAGCTTGATCCTGCCGCTCCCTCCCCTCAGAAGCATTCACCACACCCACATCGTTTTCTGTCTCGGTGCTGAGGCTAAGGGAAGCGCTATCCTCCGTAGCGGAACCGTCCGTCACATTAACAGACGCACCCGAAGCGGGCTCAGCTTGCCCCGACACGCCGCCATCCTTGAGCTCTGGCTTGATCTGCGTCGAATTGTCGTCCCGCTTCACGCTCACCTCATCTGAAGGGAATTGCATTTGCACCAAAATTACACCAAAATCGCACCAAAGCGGTACCAGAAAAGCATCATGCTTTCAAACGATTTCAGCAAATGCAAGGAGAATTAAATGACCAGAATGAGTGTAAACCTTTCTCCCGAGATGGAAAAGCTTATTGACGAAACTGCTAGAACAGAAGGCATTTCCAAAGGAGAAGTCATTCGTCGCGCGTTTGCACTACTGAAACTCGCAGAGACAGAAAAGAAAAGCGGGAAGTTTCTAGCAATAGCCAAAGAAGTAGACGACCCCGGCAATGGGAAATCCATTGAAGTGATTGGCAAAATCATAGGAATATAGCATGCCAACTCCTATCAAAGAGATAGACCTAGACCTCGAAGAGGTTGGGCAGGCTGATTTCAATATGCCCCAAGCAAAAATTGAATTAGCCAAATGCGTGCTTCTATGTCTATTCCTTCTGATTATTGCCATCTACGCCTGCAGCTTTTTCCCTGAAAACATAGTACCCGAGCGAGCGAAAAAGCTTTCAGAAAATATCTATCAAAGTGTAGTCCCCGTTGTATCAATGATTTTGGGCTACTACTTTGCTAAGGATTAAACTATGTTGACATACGTTTTATCCTTCTATTTAAACGAAGGTTACGATCAGTCCGAAATCATGGCCAGCCTAACCAGCTTGGGTGAGACTCAGCAAGCCTTACCGAGTACTTGGTTTCTCAAAAGTGATAAGTCTCCTAAAGAAATCAGGGACATTCTAACTGAGCACTTAGCTCCAGACGAGCGACTAATGGTAATGAAAGCTGGCGGTCCTGCAGCATGGCGAAACTTAATGTGCGACAATAGATGGGTAATTGATAATCTTTCATCAAAATAAAGAGCATGTAAGCTGCACACAGAATCGTCAAAGCGGCCCCTTATATGACCCACCCTGCATATAAGAACCGACAAAACCCGGCTTTAGCCGGGTTTTTATTGCAATAGCTTTCACCCAGCAAGCGACCTCTATCAATTGCTCGACGCTTGAATTAACTCTCACGCTTTAAAATAGCTGCCCCAGACTTCTTGCCCTCCAGTTCATGATTATTAGCTCACGCGTAACATCAGCTTTTCCTTGGCGCTGGTTCGTGTTGGTGTAGCGTATATCCAGATAATCGAAATGGAATCCGTCAAAGGCTCGCCTGATGTCCGGGTGGTCGTTGATGCTGACCATCACCTTGCCCTTGCAGCGGCGCATGAAGTCCGCCATGCGTTCGTACTCCTCGAAAGGGAAATCCACGCCATAGCCGGCGGTCTGCCAGTAAGGCGGGTCCATGTAGAAAAACGTATGTGCTCGATCGTAGCGCTCGGCACAGTCGAGCCAGGACAGGTTCTCCACGTAGGTACCCGCGAGACGCTGCCAGGCGGCGGACAGGTTCTCCTCGATGCGCAGTAGATTGATGGCCGGGCCGGTAGTGGCAGTACCGAACGTCTGCCCGGTGACCTTGCCGCCGAACGCATGCTGCTGAAGGTAGAAGAAACGCGCCGCACGCTGGATGTCGGTCAAGGTTTCAGGACGCGTCATCTTCTGCCACTCGAAGATCTGCCGAGAGCTGAGCGCCCATTTGAACTGACGTACAAACTCTTCCAAGTGGTTCTGCACAACGCGGTAAAGGATGACCAGGTCACCGTTGAGATCGTTCAGCACCTCCACCGGGGCGGACTGGGGGCGCATGAAGAACAACGCGGCACCGCCGGCGAAGACTTCGACATAGCATTCATGAGGGGGAAAGAGGGGGATCAAGCGGTCGGCCAGGCGGCGTTTGCCACCCATCCAGGGGATGATTGGAGAGGTCATAGGTATGCAAGTCTTTACTGTATAGATAAACAGGTGATAGGCTCGCCGCGCTTTGTGCACAAGGCAGAGGCCACGGCTGGACTTGCAGGAAGGGTCTGCGGGTTCGGTGGGCCGGGCTGGATGTTGACGCATCCATTCCGGCTCGCCTCTTTTACTGCTTGGTGATTTCGCGGACGTAGGCCTGGCAGGCCTGCAAAGCGATCAGTCCGCGGTCGCCTTCATCGGTGATGGCGATAATTCGTTGAGCATGCGCTGGGTCAAGTTGGGCGCGAACGGCGCCAGGTACCACGCCTCCGGTGCCGGCGGTTTCTCGCACCCCACCTTCACAACCCGAGCGGGCAACGGCTCCTGAATCGACGAGGACTGACAGCCGCAGATCAGTGGTAGCAAGCTGGTCACGCAGGCGAGCTTGAGTTTGTTGAGCATCTTGCATCTCCTGCCAGTGGTTTTGTGCCTGGGACCGCAGACGGGCTTCAAGGGCGCTGCGGGCTTGCTGTTGGTCAGCCAGTTGACCGAGCGCGATGGCTGCCGCCCTCTCCCGCTCCAGGCTGTTAATACGATCTTTCTCTGCTAGCTGCTTTCCGTAGCCGGCGGCCTGGTTGGCGAGCTGCGCGTTGTATGCGTTCGCCTGCCAAACCCAAGCTGTCCGGGCGCCCACCGCACAGGCGAGCAGCAGCGCCGCGACAGCCAATAGACGGGAGACCCACCCGTTCACTGCAGCACCTCAAGCGCTCGCGCGTAGATGGCTTTTCGATCCTCCAGGCCATTGGTACCGCCATTGATGCGCTTGGTGATGGCCAGGAGGTCACCCTTGTCGGCTAGGCTGTTCAAGCCCTCCTTCTGCCAGAACCAGCCTGCCGACATGGAAGCGTAGACAGGGTGCTCAAGCAGCTCCGGCGTATTCAGCAACCGGCTATCTCCGAACAGCGCTTCGCTGCAGGCTTCATAGTTGGAGCGGCCCGTTACTTGAATCAGCCCTCGGCCGCGATAGAGCTGGCCGTCCCCATCCGGCTCAGGCGTGTTACCAAGCCGCTGAGCCAGGCGACCGGTGTCGTACTTGGACAGGTACTTGTCATTGCCCAGTTCGCGGACGTACTGCAGCTGGCCCGACTCATGGCCGATCTGAGCCAGGAACGCAGCCATGCGCAGGCGCGTAACGATGGCGTACTTGCCCATGGTGGCGTTGAGGCCGGGAACAAAAACGCCGGCTTTGCGGCCGGCGTTCGGGAGGATCTGTAACAACTGCTTCTCGTTGATTGGCATCGCTTATCTCCAGTGATTAATGGGCTACGCCGCAGATACGTCCACGATGCGCAGCGGCTTTGTCTGTTTCTTTTTCTTGCCCTTGGCTTTCGCCTTGCCCTGCTTACCGCCGTTGCACTCGACCGTGGTCGACCAGCCCGAGGGCATAAACACCTGCTCCACGCTGTCCACTAGGTACTCCCCGTCGAGCCCGCTTTTGAAGCCCTGGGCGTTGATCGAGCGTTCTGCAAACAGGTCGGTGCGCCCGAGCATTTCCAGGCGCACGACGGCGGTGCTGCGGTTGAACGCCGCCAAACGGGCCTTGGCCGCCTGCTCGGCAGCGCCCTTATCAGGGTAGATATGGCGGTCGGTGTGCACAGCGGGCAGGCCTTCAGGCGCTTCGTCGTTGCCCAGCTCCACGACCCTGAGCGCGCCGGTTTTCTTGTCTTGGTGCTGCGTCTTCACGGCCTTCTGCGTGGTGCGGTCGCCCAGGCGGAAGCTGTAGCGGTTCACATCACTGCGCTGGATGGTGACCGCACCAAAGGCCTTGCCCCCGGGGGTGCTGCCACCTTGGCGTGGCATGACCAGCAGCTGCCCGTCGCCCACCTTGGCCGTGCAGTCGTACTGCCTGGCCAAGCGGGTGATGAAGTTGAAATCGGACTCGTTGCGCTGGTCGACGCGGGCCACCTTGGTCTGCACGGTGCAGCCAGGCTTCCACCCGTTGCGCGCAGCCAGGTCACTGACGATCTGCGCAAGCGGCACGTTCTCCCAGCTGCCGCTCCGGGTAGTTTTGCCGCTGCCGCGCATGTCGCTGGCCTTGCCGCGCAGGGTAATGGTGTCAGGCGGGCCAGTTACTTCGACCTGATCCACCCGGTAGCTACCAAGGCGAGCCAGCGCCTGGCCTTCGTACCCCATGAATGCCTCAATGTTGGCGCCCCGCTTAGGCAGCGTGACGGCCTGGTCGCGGTCGTCCACGCGCAATTCGAACTCGTCTGAGTCCATACCGGGTTTGTCCAAGGTGCGAAGAAGCAGCAAGCGGTCGTTGATCAGCGCGGTGATGTCCCGGCCGTCAGCGACTATTCGAAACTGAGGTTTCATGTGCACTCCGAAAACGAAAACCCCGCACATGGCGGGGTTGGTTGGAGGATCCGGGATCTAATCCCACAAGGTGATGTGCTCCGCATCAGGCGTGATCGCGGGCATATCAGGGAACATGATCAACAGCCCTGCTTGAAAAGGTTGCCGCTGCTCAGCAAGGCCTTGATTGGCCTCCATGACTGCTTCAACGGTGCCATTCAAATGCCCGTAATAGGCCTGACAAAGCGTGTCCAGCACGTCACCGTCAGACGTTCTGCAGGTCATCACCATATTTGATGAACTCCAAGGTGAAGCCTTGCTTGCGCGGGATACCGCCGGCGAGCAAAGACGATTGATCTTCATCGACTTTACGCAAGCACCAGTTGCCCAGCACTGCGCCATAGCCGGTGGTCAGACTGACCGGCATCAGCTGCCGGCCAATCGTGCGCAATGCATCCAGCTGGCTGATACCGCCCTTGAACAACGGGAATACAGCCCCCTTGATCGTCAGCGTATCCTCACCCTGCCCGACCCCTTGCTGGGCGATATCGCGGGACAGGCGTTCTTGGCCAGCCCAGCGGAACGCAGTACGCCGCTGCAGCTCGTCGAACGCGGCCGTGTTGAGGTTGAAGTAATAGGGCTGCGAGCTTGCCTTGAGCGGCTGCAGAATCAGCAGATGCGGGAACGGCGTTACGGCTGCCGCTGCCGGCGTGGCACTGTTACCAAACGTGCTGCTGGGCAGAATACCTGTCAGCGACGGGCTGACCTTGCCGGCCATGCGGTTGATGGCCGAGCCCGCTTTGCCGGCCTGCTCACTCAGCGTGCCCAAGCGCTCGCGCACCTGTGTGGCGGCGCTTGTGACCTGGCTGTATTTCGACGCCACCGTGCCCACAGTGGACTGGGCGGCGTTGATGGCTCGCAAGGTACGCTGCAGCTTTGCCCCCACTGCGGGGCCAACGATCGGCAAGCTATCCAGCTCGGACGCGGCACCGGTCATATCACTGACGGCGCCGTTGAGCGGCCCTAACATGCCATCGACACTGGTACGGCCGGCCTCACCAGCCGCCACCAATGACGATAGCGTTGATTTCATCAGCTCCATGTAAGCCATCGCGTTTCCTTAGACGTGCGCCTCGTCGTACAGCTGGGCGCTAAACCGGTTGCCTGCAAACTCGCGCTGCAGGCGTTCAAACAGGCCTCGCAACGGCGTTTCCATGGCGGCCACTGTCTGGTAAGGGTCTTTCACATCCCCCTCGATAGTGACCGGCATACTCAGCGCAATTGAAAAGGTCTGCTCAACCTTGGGCGGCTCCGACTTAGCCTGTTCTGCAGGCTTGGGCGGCGGTGGTACTGGCGCTGCAGCGACATGCGCCGCAACCTCAACCAGCGAGCGCACCACATCGCCCATCGACTCGGCCCGCTCGGCGGTATTACGGCGTAGACCCCGCGCAGGCTCGGGCCGCAAGCGCTCGAGCACTTTGGGCTTGTTGGGCACGGCAGGTGCCGGGGCCGGTGCCGCGCCTGCCTCGATCTTCACAGCGGGCGTAGGCGCAGACGCTTTGGCGCCAGGTGCCGTTACCGTAACAACAGGCGGTTGAACTGACACTGGCGCCGCTGGCGGTGCCATGCCCTGGACAACAGGCGCTGGCGGACGGGCTACTGGCTCAGGCGCCAGCTTGACCGGGGCCGGCGGGTCTGCCACTTGCGCCGCCGCGGCCCCGTCTGGGGGA